TTCGTTCGAACGGATCGGCAGGCTGCTCTGGGCAGACTATTTTACGACCGTAGATGGTAGAATCCACTACGATCTTGTCGTGCCCAAGCATGGACCAGGTTCTACCGCTGATAAACTTAGCGGCAACGCGAAGTATGATCTTCGCGTCTGGACCCGTCGTCTCGAAGAGGTGTTCCCACATTGGGTACATCTCATTCCTAACCCTCGAATTGAAAACCTCGAGTGGTTGGACGACGTCGCACTCCTGGAACCTGGGGACGAGATACCCGTACGGGTTATCGATGTCCCCAAGACGCTGAAGACCCCAAGAATCATCGCCATTGAACCTACTTGTATGCAATATATGCAGCAAGGGATTCTCTCGGTGATGGTGGAGGAAATACCGCGCTTTGACAACACGCGGAATTTCATCGATTTTGAATTTCAAGAGCCAAATCAACGGCTCGCGAAAGAGGGCTCCCTCACGGGAGCTCTCGCCACACTGGATCTCAGTGAGGCTTCGGATCGGGTCTCCAACCAGCATGTACGTGCTCTCCTAGCAAATCATCGCAATCTTTTCGATGCGGTGGATGCAACGAGATCACGGAAGGCCGGTGGACCTAACTTGCCTAACACTGTTAGGCTAGCTAAGTTCGCGTCTATGGGTTCGGCTCTCTGCTTTCCTTTCGAAGCTATCGTTTTCACGACGGTAGTCTTCATGGGGATTGAAAAGAGCCTCAACCGACGCTTGACCGTAAAGGACGTGAAATCCTTTTACGGCCGGGTGCGCGCCTACGGTGACGACTTGATTGTCCCCGTAGAGCATGTGCAAGCTGTTGTGGAAGAGCTCGAAACTTTTGGGTTTCGGGTCAATCACGACAAGTCCTTCTGGAACGGTAAGTTCCGGGAGAGCTGTGGTCGCGATTACTATGCTGGCAGAGATGTCTCTGTGACATACTGCAAGTATAGTCTTCCTAACAGCCGAATGCGAGCAGTAGAGCTAGCGGCGACTGTAGAGCTTCGGAACCATTTATATAAAATGGGCTTCGACTCTGCAGTCTCCTACCTCGACAATGGGATTAGGAAACTAATCCCCTTCCATGTTGTCGAGGAAACTAGTCCTCTACTGGGCCGTGTATCCTTCGGGCCTTATGAGCCAGAGAAGATGCACCCCGAGTACCAAACTCCCCTTGTCAAGGGAGCCGTGCTCAGGCCGACACGTCGAGCCTCAAAACTCGACGGTGTAGGGGCCTTGCAGAAGTTCCTTCTGCGTTCAAGC